CACTATATTTGTTATTTGAACGTAATATCTTTGCCCTATCAAATTTAACAAATTATCAATTCTATTTGTAGTCAAAATCGGTTCAAAAATGTTTTGTTTTCCGCCTTGTTGATATAATTTTGTTCCATTTAAGTGAATAGACTTAGAAATTCCCCAGCTTAACTGTTCACTTGTTGGTACATTTCCTTGTTCATTTGCTTTTCCTGTAATTCCTTTCTTTTTTATCCAGCTTAATATAGCTTGCTGTAAAGTAGGTGAGCCAGTTTTAGCACCCATTGAGGTAGGTTTCCTTCCATTCCATAATACCGAAATAAAAGGACTAGCATAAATGGTTAAGCTATTTTCTGTATTTTCAGCATACATAGTCGAACCTAAAGAGCCACTAACTTTCTTTAATTCAGGAATAATTGTATTCGTAAATTGGTCGAATATTTCTTTATTTGTTGACATAATAAATAATTAAACCAATTACAAACCAACTAACTACCGTAATTATCCAAAGATATTTTTTTTCTTTTAGCATACTCCATCTGAATTAATCATTCTTAAGCTAAACGGCATCATAACACCACTCATATTAGTGTCGAATAGGTTTTGAACCTGGACACAAGTTTCAACTTTTAAATCTCTAACATTATCTACATCGTTTTCTAGCAATATTTGAAATTCACGTTGAGCATTTTCAGCCTTAACAAAGATTACTTCTTGTTGTGTATCATTGTCATCTAACTCACTTTTAAACAAGAATAAAGCTACACAAATATAAGTCTTTTGAAACGCTCCTGTTATTGCAATTGTTGGTGTGTACTTCATAGGCATATCTAAATAAACTGCTGGCAAAAGTTCTTCATCCGCCATTAAATTCTGAAATTGTGTTTCGCTATGTAAGAATCTATATGTAGCACTATTGGAGTTCATTGTCGCTACGTGTGAGCTTATTAATTGTTTAATTGTCATTTCTCATTAATTTTGTGTAATTACTCTCAAATTTACTACTAATATTCGATTTTAATAGTATTAAAAAGATTAAATTATAGGATAGTTGTTCAACCTCTGAATGGGAGTATTTATATTTTTCCGCTATCATATCAATTGTATTGAAATCGCCTAGTTCATTAAACATATCAATACCAGCTTGTTTTTGTTCTACAGTAATGTCAGATTTTAAACGTCCATTATCTCGTTCAATAATAGCTTTTAATTGTAGTATCAAATAATTATAAGCTGAAAAAACATCCTCACAACTAGCATTTAATATATCATTTTCATCTAATTTAGAATAGATACTAATAACCCTAGCAATATTATCAATTGACCTACAAGCCAAAATTTTATCCTCAAATGTACATTCTCCTATATCAGTTGGGAGTATCGTATCATTGATAAAGTTTAACGGTTCTATTTGACTAATATCACTTTGTAGAAATTCAATATACGGTACAATGTCCTCTATATTTATTAATTGTAGTTCAATCTCATTTAACCCAGTTATTATCTTTAAAGCATCTAATTCATTTGAATTTTGCAACCTTAGATAATCTTTGAATAATACATCGTTCCAATTAGTAGGTATTGAAAAGTCTTTTATTTTGGTCTTGAATTTTATCATAGTAATCTACTTCTAGGTGCTTTGTTTTTAGGTTTAACCTCAAAATAATATCTCATCATAATACTATCCCAATGGTCAGGAGAACGACCTATATTAGCCTTAATTATATCTTTTGACAATATACCTAGTCTAGTATCTTTGTCAATTTCTTTTTGTTTAATTTGCTCCATTTCTTCACTAACAATATCACGAATAGAAGTATTATTATTTATTTCGCCACATTCCCTATTTTGTATTTTTTTAGCCATTAAAATAGAACATTGACTTTTTAGATTTTCGTAATTTTCATTATTCAAAGCTCGTGAATTATTTATAAAACCCTCACATCTTAACATATCTACCAAGCCACCGCCGACACCGTCCTCATCCGCTACTGTTTGACTATTCGGTATATTGTATTTAGCTTGTAATTTTCTACCCTCGTTAAATGCTTCTACTATTGTATTTTTTTCAAATATTACTATATCAATACATACCCAATTATGCCACACCCTAAAAACAGTTGTATCTTTACCTTTACGAGCGACATCAATAGTTAGATAGTGTTTACCTTCTAATGCTAAATGATTAGGGTTAAAATAGTCTATAATTGCATCCATATCAATTAATGTACTTGGATCATCATCATACTCCCAATTCCCATAATACAACCTTTGTTTTGCGTTATTATCTAATTGCAATAAAGACTTTAAATAAGATGGGTGCAAATGTGGGTTATCCTGTGGTAACGCTTGTATGAATTTTCTATAATCTTTTAATGTTCCGTTCTTTGAAGGTTGGTAAAATTCCTTATATGTCCAATTCTTTGCAGGATTTAAAGTGCCTAACATTTTAGGTATTAAATCATATTCTGTTAATTTATACCTTATCCTTGATTTAACGATTTGCCACGCTTTATACACAACTTGGTTGCACTCATCTATAAAAGCTCCCGTAATTTCTAACGAGCCTAAACTGTCATAATTTGGATCAGATGGATATAAGAATAAATCTTTTAATATTATTTCACTACCATTATGAAAGTGAATAACATTTGATTGAGCATTATAATTGAACTCATCTCCTATATCTAACTTACTAGCTAATTCAAAGAAAGTGTTTAAAGTTGTTTCTTTTAATGTTTTAAGTTTTGCCCTACCCATTAACCATCTAGTGTTAGGATAGTTTTGGCACATTGAAATTAACCATAAACAACCGAATGCAGATTTACCACCACCCGCCGCACCTCCATAAAGAACTTCTTCAGTAGTAGTATCGTTCAAGTAAAATGTAGCAAATTCCTGTTTAATCAGTAACTTCATTTGGATTTATTCCAGAACCTAAATTAATAACATTTTGAATTTTCTCACCCATTGATGTAATGTCAGTTTGTTGCTTAGGTTTACCAAACATATACTCAAAAAACATTTTTATAGCCCAATCTTTTCCACTGTCAATAGCTTCTGAAAGTTTAATAAATGCTTGTTCTTCTAATGGACTTAATTTTTGTATCAAATTTTGTTCTTCTGCCTTTGATGGACGACCACCGTTATTTCCTTTAGTTCCTTTATTCTTTGTTCTATTATCCATTTTAAATCAGTTTAAATCAGTTAACTGAATATTATAATATTAATGTCATTTGTTTATTGAACATTGCATCAACAACCGTTTCGCAACCATATCTTTTAACCGCCAAATCAATGAAGTAAGGTTCTTTTCTTACTCTATAATTCGATTTTACGACTGGCAAAGGGTCAATTAAAATACCGTCTACAAAAGTAGCTTTGACATTCCTAACTTTGCAGTATTCTTCTAATTTTATCAATTGTTGCATAATCTCTCATAAAGATAATAATATTTCTCACATCTTATATTTTCAAAGACTACTATTTCAATCCATTGGAAAATTTCCACTGTCATTTTTTTACTTTAAATGTACTATAATTATTCACAATATAGATGACAAATTCACGCATAAATACACTATCGTTTTCAGACTTATACCATTCGTTTGCGGTACGATGGAGGTCTTGTATAATTCCATACTTTGTAGTTATATTGCGTCGATTTGGTAAATCTAAAATCGGCTGTATTAACATAACTTATTTTCTTTTAACCATAAATCAATAACGACTTTTGATTTGTTTAAATCACTTTCAAATTCTCCTTTTTTTTCTGATCGTTCTAATCTTTTAACAATGTCGAATAAATAAGCATTCCAGCCTCGTTCTTTAGCAATCTTATATAAAGTTCCATTATCATTGTTATAATGTTTAGGTATATCCGTATTATTATTAGATATGTTAAAAGATTTTGTGCTCCAATAATCAATTTTACCTACTTTATGATATTGATCTGATACAAGAACTTGACCTTTAATTATATGTTCATCCATTTCTGATACTTGTATTATTAAACTTGTTGTTTTTGATTCTGCTATAGTATTTTTCATTATTCCTTAATAAAATTTCCTCCGATTGTTTGCCCTTTCCTATCTTTAATCTCATTATAAGCACTTTCAAGACATTCGTCTATATCAAAACCTAACTGATTAGCTAATATTATTAATACGATTTGTATATCGCCTAGAGCATCTATAATTTCGTATGGATCTTTATTCAATATTCCAATTAACAACTCGTTACTTTCTTCCTGTAGCTTGCTATATTGTTTTAAAGCGTTTTCGTTGTGTAAAAGGTTTCTTAATTCTGCCCACTCTAACACTTTCTCTTTTATATTTTTCATATCTATTTAGTTTTGTTTTGCGAATATAACTATTTTTTTGAATTCGTCAAGTGATCTTACTAAAAAATATTTAAAACCTAAATTATTAACCTCGTTTTCAAATCTTTTTTGGTGTTCACTCTGTTTTCCTATTGGTGTTTTTACCTCAAAAAATAAAGTTTTTCCATTTGGTAAATAAATATTAAAATCTGCGTGACCTACTTTCATTCCTGTAGCTTTTTTTCTCATTTGTTCTTTAGCATCTTTACTGTCGTTTGGTATTGAAGCAAACAAGCCCAAACCTTTAATAGTATAATTATTATTGAACCAAATGTACATTTCTTGCTGAATTTTATTTTCAGTTTTTTCCATTATAAACCTTTTAATTTTAATTGATTATAAGCCCATCCTTTTCTGTAACCCATAAATTTTTCGTATTCGTAAAAATCTTGTTTTGTTTTTAACTGATGATATATCCAATTTTTAGCATAACCTTTTGCTCTTTGAATTATTTGTAAATCTTTAAATGAAGCTATAGATATTGCTTCATTTAATTGTCGTTTATTCATTTTTTGCAATTCGATTATAATTAAATCTTCCTTTTCAATTTCTGATTTTTCAAATTC